CCCATGATGGATGGGACGCAAGCAGAAAATTTCCTGTTGAAATACCAATGACATAGACAATCTCAATCCGTCCTTGGAGCACCTGTTGGACTACCCAGCTTTTCTCAGTTGTTCACACTCTTTGCGCGCCGCTTCCATCTTCCGATCCAGGAACGCCGCAAGATCATTCAGCGGTACGCCCTTGGCGGCCTTCTGGGACTCGTACATGCGCACAACGGGAAGCCCGATCTCGCCGCTCATGGTCTTCCGTAAAAACTGCTCCACGGTCAGCCCAGCGAAATAATCGGCGCACACTGACTCCACCGGGATCACTGCCTTGCCTTCGTACTGAGCCATGAGAAGGAACGCGGTTTTCACTCTACTTCTCCGCCAAGCAATCGCCGTTGGTGTTGTAGGCATCAAATACAAACGGACAGGTCCGACGCGCCCCGCAGGCGTCACAAGAAAACTCTTGGATGTCCCATTCAGTCGCGACCTCATACCTGATCTCTGCCAGTTCCTTGTCGCTGCGTTCCTTGCCTAGTGCGGCTATCCAGGCACCCATGCCAGTTACTCTTTCTCAGCGGAAGGATGATCGGATAGGGAACGGATGGCGGCGCTTGGTTGCCAGAACCAGATTGGGTCAGCTTCCGCGATGTTCGGTAGATACTTGCCGTCGATCTTGTTGGGGCGCACGTACTTCGCGAGAAAGTCCACGCGGCCTTCGCGCTCGACGCGCCACACCGCACCTTCGACTTGTTCGAGTGCCCCGTGGTGTCCAAACTCACCCAGCGCGGCTAATGCGCCGTCAACACACATGGGGGTCGAGTAGTCGTGCAGGCATCGCGCAACTGTCATGTCAACGGGTTGGAGGCGCTCGCAAAGCTCATGATACAGGATACGCTTGCCGTCTCGGAAAATGTCGAAAACCACAAACGGCGAGAAGCCTGGGTGCTCCGGGTCATAGATGGTCCCGTGGGCCATCGCGAGCCATTCTCCGACCACGCGCTCGCCCGGGTTGACCAGGAACCGGAACTGATCTTCGCGCTCCGCAACATACGCGCTGAATATCTGAAGGTGAGGGTAGGTGACTTCGCAGGCCCGATAACCGGAACGGGTCAAAGCGACGATAGCGCCATTTATGTTGGCCACCGACATGCAGGAGCCGTCGAGCTTCTCGGACACGATGATGCGGTCGCCCTTACGGGCCTTCTGCGTGCAGATGATCGCCTGTCCTTCGTGGACGTGGTGATCCGCCGGCCCCATACGGGAATTTGGGAGATGGCCAATTGATCCGTAAGCCTTCGCGTTCAGCGGCTTTGACGGCTTGTGGGCCGTCACGAACGGGCGGGCTTCGGTCTCGTGTACTGCGCTCATCTCTCGCCTCGTGCGGATTACGTTCTCTTGTGCTGGATGATTACGCCGCTGTCGCGTGCCCCGGCAGCCGCGCAAACAGCGTGTCGATTACGTCTTTGCTGTCCTTCAAGGTTGACCCGGTCAATTGCCGGTATGCCTTAATGGCGTCGATCAACCTGCGATCACCGATTGCCAACAAAAGGTCCCCGACAACGACGATGTTGCCGTGCGCCACGCTCGACGAAGCAATCTTGTCGATCTCCCCGATCTCGAAAGTGTCGAAGGACTTTCCAGTGAGCGCCCCCACGTAAGAAACCAAACGGGCCAGTGCGATCTTTTCCATCTTCTCTCTCCAAATTAGTGCGAGCTGCGATCCTGTCAGTCGTGAGTGCGGGGCGCGAGCGCCCCGACACGATTAGTCCGCCACGCGCCGCGCTTGCTCTGCGAACGGATCAAATTCCCTGCTCACGTCGAACCGATAAATGCCCGGATCGAGATCATAGCCGCCGTGCGGGTTGGCGGCGTCCTGAATGAACTTCTCCGGCGCATCGAGGATCGCGTAGAACTGCTGCATCCCGGCGGGCACCTTGTCGGTGCGCTCCATCACATCACCGCCCGTGAGCAAATGATGGTGGCCGCTTTCGGAGTGGCTGATGATGTATCCTTTCTCGGTCTTTTGCGCCGGCTTTGACACGATGCCTTCCGGCAGTTTGTCGATCTTCACGATGCGGCACTCGCCTTGCTGCCCAAGTACTTGTTTCATGCTAAATCTCCTTTTCTGACGAATGAGCCAAACAAATCATGTTCGGCTGTTTTCCGAGCCGAAATGGCTGCGGCTTTTTCCTTAAACGCACCTACTTGCCGTATTGTATTCCAGGAGGCGCAATAATTCGCGGTGCGAGATCATCATGTCCTCCGAGGCGGGTGTTCGTATTCAGACTGAGGATCACCGACGCGCCAAGCCTGCGCGGCGATGACCGTTTCAATCGGTAGTCCGTCGATATCGGAAACGCGTGGGACTCCTTCGCAAATGACGCCATTGCGCGGACACTTGGCTTGGAGAAACCGCCCCGGCTCTGGGAGGCCAGGCAACGTCAGTTCGATCAACGCTCCCAAGTCGGAGTCTGGGTTGCCATCAATGATCCTGCGCTTAAGCTTGCTGACCATCTTCGGCCAGCCAACGATTGAAGCACCAGCCGCGCGCTGCTCAACATTCGATGCCTTGAGAACTTCCGCTGGATCAAGCTCGCTGCGCTTCTCGATCCAGTTCGCGGGGACGGCGACACCATGCCAGTGATGAAGCGCCCATCCATCTCGATAAGCTATCGAAGGGCCGACTTCGGAATGCAGTCGCCCGACTTCGTCACGGTGGATGAATTGAGGCCGGTCTGAAATCGCCAATACGTTTTCATGCCACCACGACCAACCACAGCTTTTGATAAGCGTTTCGGTAATCTCAAATTTTTCGATGGCTGGATTTGTCCAACCGCACACATCTCGAAAGAACGTGACCCATGCGCCAAAGCCGGCGTCGAATTGTGTGTAGAGGGAATTGTGAGGGGTGTTGCGAAGCTGATCCCCGAGCTGAGCCCTGACCTGATCCCAGACCTGATCCCTGACCTGAGCCCCGACCTGAGCCCCGACCTGAGCCCTGACCTGAGCCCCGACCTGATCCCAGACCTGAGCCCCGACCTGAGCCCTGACCTGATCCCAGACCTGAGCCCCGACCTGAGCCCCGACCTGAGCCCTGACCTGATCCCCGACCTGAGCCCCGACCTGAGCCCTGACCTGAGCCCCGACCTGAGCCCCGACCTGAGCCCTGACCTGATCCCAGACCTGAGCCCAGACCTGAGCCCCGACCTGATCCCAGACCTGAGCCCTGACCTGAGCCCCGACCTGAGCCCCGACCTGATCCCAGACCTGAGCCCCGACCTGAGCCCTGACCTGATCCCAGACCTGATCCCCGACCTGATCCCCGACCTTTTTGCCGCCAAACTCGCGCAGCATCGCCCAGGCGAGCGCGCCGCCTAATGTCGCTCCATATGGAGACGACATACGCAAGACCACCATCGGCTTGTCGAGATTGCAAAGCTTGTACGCGCGAAGTGCGGCTTCCGTGGCTTTGTCAAAATCTGCAGGCTCGGTGGATAGACCAATCTTGATCCATTGCTCAGACCAGTCGCCAAACTTGGCGACCTGTTCTGGCGTCAGTTTTGTGATTTTCTTGACCACTGCCTCTCTCCTAAAATCCGTTAGTCAAACCTTCATCTCTGTCAGATGTGCGTCACTCGACCCAGCGAGCCGGGATCGGATCGCCATTGAATCTCTTTCCAGGTATCGTGCGGCGGCGTTTCTTGATGCCAAGGTGATTTGCACGAACCCGATCCGACTTTGCCTTTACCGGGGCTTCCGCCTTCGTCTTTTCAATCGCGCATGAGTAATGGGCCGGGGCCATGTTGCTTTCATCGTCTGCCCCGCCAAGCCAGAGCGGCTTTAGATGCTCCAAAATCCATTTGTCTTTCGGCGCGTCGATCTTCAACCCGCACAGGCAGCACTTGCCCTTGTCCCGGTCGAATATCCGGGTTCGCATGACGCGGCCTATGGAACGGCGTTTCATGCGCCCAGCTCATTCATGAAGTTGACGTTGTGTTCCGCGCCGAACTTGAACATCAGCTCTATCATGTCCGACATTTCATCCTTGGACAGGTCCGACGACCGCGTGAGATTTACGAATCCATTGCCATCAAGGTTGATGGTCGCGCGGGCCTCTCGCTTCAGGGCATCCAGGAAGATCAGCTTCCAGTCGTCTGGCGAGAGCTTCGATCCATGCCACTCAACCTGAACAGAGATGTCCGTAAGCATCGCCCACATGCGGTCATTCTGGGGAAGCGTGCGCTTGGCAGCCTTGAACTCAACTCGCGTTCGTGCCGGGGCCTTGTTGACCCAGGTAACGGCCTTCTCTCGGTCGGCCACCGTGTTGAGTATGACCAGCGCGCGTGCCATCAGAATGGAATCTCGTCATCCATACCCGCGTCTTGCTTGCCAGCGTTCGGGTTGCGGTTGCGGTCCTCCTTCGCCTTGACGGACAGTGAGAAGAACTTGCCCTTCTTGCCGTCCTTCACCCAGGCTGACAGCCAATAATCCCGGCCATCCACGTTGATCGTCCCCGAATATTCCGGGTGCTTGTCGGTCTCGCGCCGGTCATTCTTGAAAAGCGCGCCCCGATTGGTGTTGTCGTATTCGGTCATGCGACCTCCTTCTGCCTGAATTGCTGCATCCTCGCAGCGTTGCGGATCGAGTCGCGGTGTTCGGCGTAAATGCCGCGAAGGATTTCCTGCCAGTCGGATTTGAAGAGCGCCACGCGGTTGGCGTTCAGCTTCGCCCATTCCTCAAGCTCCGCAATTGTCGTGCAGTTGCGGATTTCCGTCTGACATGCCGAGAAGATGTCCCGGCTGTCTTTCTTTGGAAGCGGGGCAATCGGAATGTCCGGGGGCGGGATGTTGTCCACCGGAATCCCGTTCTGGTCGTACTCAGTCGGCTCCACGATATCCGAGGGGCGCGTGACGTGCGGGTTGGGGCGCGGGGCTTGTTCCTGGAAATCGTCCGCCTCGGAATCGCTGTAGAGCGCGCCGTGGGCATTCAGGAGCTTGAGAGTCACCCGGTCTTTTGCACGCTTCTCGGCCATTGCGGCGGGATACGAGTTCTTGCAGTTGGCCGGCGAGGCTTCCCCGATTGACCATTCTGACCGCTCGCCAAGTTTCCCAAACACGCACAGGACGGCCACCTTATCCTTGGTGTTGATCTCCAGTACGGCTGGGCGGTCAAACTCGATCTTCTGTTCGGCCGCGACCCGCTCTAGCGCAGAGTGCTTGATGGCGTAGATGCCCGGCCGGACGGACCAGATTTCATCGTCCGCGACTTCGTATTTTTTCATAAACTCGGTTGGCTTGGTCATCACTGCCTGCCGTTGGTTGATGCCGCGAAAAGATCGGCAACCAGGTTGGAGAGCTTCGCATTGGCGATATGCAGGGCCTCTTGCTCGTACAGCATGAGGTCTGCCGTCTCCGCCCGGTGGCGAAGCTCGATCAATTCGTCGATCTGCGTCAGAAGAAGGTGGACGCCGTAGCCAACCCGCATCTCTTCCATTGAAGGCATGGCCTCTGCCTCGAATTGCTGATGTTGGATGTTCATGACGCTTTACGCTCCCGATTGTCCTGCCTGATTTCCCTGCGTAACTGCTTCATCGTCTCCATGAGCATGTCGTGGTGAACCAGGATGGCCTTCTTCCATTCCCTTCGTTCAACGTGGCGCGCATACATCGCCTTGAGATATTCGATGTCGCGCGCTGGTTTCATGATGCAATCACCAGCCACGTTGCGACCATCATCAGAAACAGAAGGACAGCCACGCCTTCAGCCAAAAGACTGATCGTTGCGGCTATGAAGGTTTCTTCGGGTTCGATGCGCACCTCAGTCCTCCGGGATAAGATCGACTTGCCAGCAATCATTGATCAGGTCGCGGAGGTCGATTGTCTTTCCGCGCTCCACCATGATTGTGTTGAACGTCTCGATATGGCCCATTGATTTCAGTTCATGCGCCCATTCGAGAAGGGCCTTTGCGCGATCACCCAAAGCAAGATCGAGTATCCGCATTTCATCCTTGCAGAGAGTGCGGATGTCTTTCTCAAGGGTGATTGGCTCGTCTTCACCCAATGCCTTTGCGAGGCGAGTGAAGGGGGGAATGCGGTTGGGGGAGTTGTGTGCGTTCATCGTTCGCCCCTCGCTTTGCGAAGCGCGGCGCGGATCATCTCAACGTTGAGCATGTGCCCGCTGTTGTCATCGCGGATAAATTCAACGTCTGGCCCGCCCTCTTTTTCGCAATGCTCAAGGCAATCTTGGAGAGCCGCGTACATGTCTGGCGCTGCTGCGATCAGATGGGCGTTGGCTTCCCGCTCGCCCTCGACTAGCGGGAGAGCTGTTACACACTCGGCAACGAAGCGAGTTTCACGGCCCAGCGACGTATGCTTGACTTGCTTGATGTATCGCCCGGCGCCAGCGGACCACGGACCCGGAGTGAATGCGGGAAGCGGTTGAGGCTGACGAGCTGCTTGTTCTTGCTCGGGAAGGGCAACGCAGTTCTCAATCATTTCCATTCACCTTCAATGAGCGGGTGTGTGTTAGGCGGCGCCGATGAGGAGCGCGAGGCGATCCCAAGCCGCGTCGTGATAGACGCGGGACTGTTCCTGCTTGTGGATGGCAGCCGCCAAGTAGTTTTCCGGCTGAGCCATGAACCACTCTGCGTCTGCAGCGAAAGCAGCCGACGTGTTCTGGTCTTCGATGCAGTTCTTGGTGGTTTCCTGAATGATGTCTCGGGGTGCCATCTCTCGCCTCCATCGGGGTCTTCGTAATCTGATGGAGGGACTATACCGCAACGGTTTAGGAATACAAGTGGCCTATACCAAAATAGTTTAGAGGAAAACAATCATATACCGCAACGGGTTAGCCCGATTCGGTCTAGCGCAATGCACAGGGTGTGGCGGAATGTCGCAGTTAGCCTGCGAGGGCCTTAATCAGCTTGATGGCCTGCTCGCGAATGGCCGGGGGTTTATCCCGCAATAGAGCGTCAGGGGAGGGCTGATCCGGGTGATAGTAGAAATCCCCCGGGTCGATCCCGTAAGCCTCTCCTAGGGCCGCTAAAACGTCGATATTGGGCTTGTTCTTGGCTGCCGTAGGTTCACCCCGGGCGGCCCGTTCCCAACGGGACACGGTCACGCTCGTAACCCCGACGCGGTCGCCGGCCTGGGCCTGTGTGAGGCCCTTTTTCTCCCGCCATTCAGCGAGGAAGAGGATGCGGGGCTTCTTCGGCCCGATGCGAATTGCCATGCCCATTTCTGCCAACCATTTGAGGACACGTCACTAATCCGTTACGGTTTAGGATACTTGACCTATGAACCGTTTTGGTTTAGTAGTGACGCATGGCTGGCAATCAGGCTGTACGCACCTATCGGAAAAAACGCGGTCTAACCCAGAAAGCTCTCGGCAAAGAGCTGGGTGTTACCGGCGTTACGATTTACCGGTGGGAGCGGGGACTTCGAAAAATAGACGACGAACTTCTTGAGCCCGTCTCGGCAAAGACAGGCATCAAGATTCCAGAGTTGCGTCCAGACCTTGCAAAACTTCTGGAGCCGACTCAGTGACGAGCAAGCATCCCAACACCGCACTCGCAATGTGCGACAACATCTTGGGTTTCGGTCGAGCAGGCCATCGCAACGCTGCCGGAGCAAACCAAGCTCGCAACACCTTCGCGGAAAACCTCGCCGCTCTGACTTGTCCTGTTTCGGTACAGGACGAACCGGAAGCACCCGCTGCCCAAATCCTCGATCTGCTGCAATCCGTCGAAGTAAATATCTTGCAGCGCCATCGTTTCGAAAAAGTGCGGGCGCTTCGCGCGTGGACGCGAACTCATACATGCCTCCCCAACACCATACCGTTGGCGAGACTGACACAAAATTTGCGCATTTCAAAATCTGAAATTTTCGTGAGGTCGGTTGACAGATTTTCATCTGACGAGATGTCGCACCTTTCGAGACTGCGAAACGGCTGTGACGCGCAACCGAAAAAAATTCGCATTCAGGTTGAAACACGAGTTTCAATTTCACTACATCGATGCACAAAGCAGGTCAGTGCGGCTGACCAACATAACGCGACGATCAACAGCAAATCCATTTTAACCCTTGCAGCATCTTCGCGCGGTTTCGCTTCTCTGTCCGCGCACTCCTCCCTGGCTGCAAGCAAACTGGCCGCGCCAATGCGGTCCTTTTATTCCAGCTTGCGCGCGTTACTCCTCCCCCAAACGTGCGCATGGCCGGCGGGAGTCGAGGCAACTCCTCCCGCCGGCATCTTTTCACATCACTGCGAGGCAACAGCGACATGAACACGCTGGGTAAATGGATTGCATCGCTCCTCGTGTTCTTCGTCCTCATGACGGTTGCGCGTGTAGCGCATGAGCTGATTGGTGGTCGGTTTTACATCGACCAATTCGTGCTGGCGGGCGCTGCTGGCGCCTACTGGATACTGATCGATCTTCGCATCTTTGGAAAACTGAAAGACTAATCACGTTGCTGCCGATGCCAGCGCGCCAACGCTGCATCAGGCGAGAGTTCAAAGCGTAGGTACTTAGTTGAAGTTCGTTCTCCATCGTTCTGGAACATAGGACAGGAGGACAGACAGGTGCAGACAAACATTGACCGGAAAACGACAATGGTGAGTGGGGAGACTATGAACGGATTAACGAGATCGGCGGCGGCAGCGCTTGTCGAGAGGGAGACGTATCGCACCGGTTCGCGGATGACGGCTTACGAGATAGTCGCGCAGACTGTGGGCGTTTCGTCGTCGTGGCTCAGGAAGTATCTGGCGAACGGGCATGAGGCAAAGGAACCTGGATTAATTTCCGGGTTCAACATCCTACGCCAGTACGAGCTTCTATGTGAGCGCGTTGAGCAAGATAACGCCAACCGCGCCGCGCGCATCGCGGCACTTAAGGATCAAATCAATGCGGCTACTGAAAGCTCTGTGGGCCAAGCTCTTGCTGTGGCTGGAGGAAAAAAGACTGAAGAAAGGTGACTAGGAGATGCCTAACACCCTCGCAATCAACCTAGCGTGGTTTTGCGTAGGCGTAGTTCTAACTCTCTTCTGTGTGTGTTCTTTCCAATAAACAAAATGGGGCTTTGAAATGGCAGTAAGGGAAGGCGTAAACATTCCGGTTTCTCGGCGTGACGCTGTGATGGCGAGCGCATTGCTGCTCGAACGTCTGCGGCGATTCCATCCCGAGCTTGATGTAAATCCCGAAGAGGAACAGGCGCTGGAGAAGCCGGCAGAACCCAAGCCGCTTTACTCTCTGCCATCAGCGTCCGTCTCCATGACTATTACAGCCAGGTATGGCGGACAGACGTTTTGGTGCCGGCAAAACATCAGCTTTGCGCGCCGCCAGCCCAAGATCGCGGAGATTCTGAAGGCTGTCTGCAAACACTACAATGTTGATCAGACTGATCTTATTTCCGAGCGCCGACCAAGAACAATTGCGACCCCTCGGCAAGTGGCGATGTATCTGTCCCGCAAGATGACGGGTCGCTCGCTCCCCTACATCGGCAGCAAGCTTGGACGGGATCATACCACAGTTCTGCATGGAGTGAGAAAGATCGAGCGAAAGATCGGGTCAAACCCGGACCTTGCGCAAGAGGTCGACATGATCAGCCAAAAAATCTTGGGTGTCGCATGAGGCTCACAGGGGCACACATAGAAGCCGCCCGCGACATGAAGATGCGGGGTCTTCCGGATCAGACCATTGCAGACCGTATCGGCTGCGCGAAGAAAACCGTTCAATTCGCTCTCCATCCCGAGAGGAGAGAAGTCCACCGCCTGAAGGTCAGGGATCATCGGCTCGCAAAGCGGAATCCACACCTGCTTGGCAATGACGAGCCGAGACTTGAAATCCCCGAATCCACAAGACGGCAATGGTTTGAGAGAGCGAAGGCTTACGCCCAACGGATGGCAAGCGGGGATGCAACGGCCATCATTCACAACGATCCCTTGCCCGGGTGGTCAGCATTGGAGCGGCGCTGATGGCTAATCCTTCCAAGCGCAAGGGCTCATCATTTGAGCGTGAGGTCGTGAACATCCTGCAGGACCACGGCTTGTCAGCCGAGCGCGTTCCTCTTTCTGGCGCCGTCAAGGGCGGATCATTTGAGGCCGATGTTGAATGCCCGGTTCAAGGCATCGACCGCAAGTTTGAATGCAAGCGGCGGAAGAGGGCCTTCGGGACGATCTACGGATATCTCGGGACTAACTATGCGCTGGTTGTGCGCGATGACAAGACTGAGCCGCTGGTCGTTTTGCGTCTGAAAGACTTTGCACAGCTCGCGGTCATAGAATGAGAAGAGATTATGCGCTGAAGGATGTTACGGGCCAGCGATTTGCCCGGCTTGTGGTCGTGGAGCGCTCTGGTACGCACCCAAACAATCAGGCGCTTTGGCGCTGTATTTGCGACTGCGGAAACACAACCATTGTAACTGGCAACAACCTGCGACGCGGCGCCACAAAAAGCTGCGGCTGTCAGGCAAGCATATCGGCCAAACTCCGTCCTAATAAGCACGGTGGCTCATCCGGGCGCACCCGGGAATATTCATCGTGGCGCTCAATGTGGTCGAGATGCACACAACCAAGCAGCCGCGGTTACCAGTATTATGGTGGCCGCGGGATTTCAGTATGCGAGAGGTGGAGGGAGTTTGCGAATTTTCTAATTGATATGGGTGAGCGTCCAGCTGGCTACACGCTCGATAGAATTGATGGAGATGGAAATTATGAGCCCAATAATTGCCGGTGGGCCTCTCTAAGTACGCAAGCAAAAAATAGAAAAATGCGACGCAGTAAACCTGACAACGGCGGGGCCAAATGACCGAAGAGACCGAAGACGAAATGCTCAGGCGCATTGCCAAGCAGATATTCGGGGAAGCCATTGAACTTACGCCGGTCAAATTGGAAGAGGTCCGGGAGCTTTATTACCTCGAACTTGCAAAGCGGAATCTCGATAGCAAGGACGTTGCATGAGGGAAAGACTACCCAACCGAAGACCGGCTTACGGCTTTGAATATAGCTATGGAAGACTTGTGTTCATCGCGCACGAGGGGCCGTTCCCGCGTGATGGCGCATGGGACGGAATAGCCGAGCTATTCGTGACCTGCAAAAAAACAGGGACCGAGATAGATACGACGGTCAGGGCAACATCGACGATGCTGAGCCTTGCATTGCAGGCTGGTGTTCCGTTTGAGACGTGCCGCTTGGCTCTTCCGCGCGATAGCAGCGGCAATGCAATGGAGCCAGTAGGCGCTGCAATGGACCTCATCGCAAAGGACAATAGCGAGGTGGCCGCTTGAGCATGCCATGGATGCCATTCTACCCAGCGGACTATCTGGCAGATACAGGCCATCTAACGACCCTTGAGCATGGGGCGTATTTTCTTCTGATACTTCACTACTGGTGCAACGGCGGCTTGCCGTCCGATGAATCCAAACTTGCGCGTATCGCTCGCCTGACGGCCTCCGAATGGACAACCGTTCGCGACACGATAGCCGACTTCTTTGATGGGAACTGGCAACACTTCCGTATTGACGCAGAGCTTGCCACAGCCCGTGAGAGACACGAGGAGCGCGCCCGAGCTGGATCGAAAGGAGGTAGGGCCAGTTGGAACAAGCGAAAGTCGAAGCAAAGCTTCAGCTCAGCTTCAGCCGAGCTGAACCAACCACAACCACATAGTTCCGAAGCTAACGCTTCGGACGCTTTCGCGTCACCGCGCGATCGATTGTGGGGAGAGGGACTACCAGCCCTGATAGCTCTTGGGGTTGGTGAAAAACAAGCAAGGCCGATGGTGGGGAGATGGCTAAAGACGTGCGGCGATGACCATGCCCGCGTCTGTGATTTGATTTTGAGTGCGTTTGAGAAGTCACCCGTGGACCCAATAGCCTGGATCACAGCAACCCTCCAAGAGAAAAAACATGCAAAAACTAGCAATGTCATCGATGCCGCAGATCGGCTCGTCGCAAACCTCGCCAAATTCAACGAACCAGCTCCAAGCGACTTATGCGGCGGAGAGGGCGAGGCTGTTGTTCGGCCAGTATCGCCGGGGCGATGCTAATGATCCTGACACTTACGTTGCCAGTGTTGCGGCGGTTCTGGCTGATTATCCGCCCGATACGATCCGGTACGTGACTGACCCAAGGACCGGAATGGCGGCCCATCCGAAGCGGAATCCAAAGACTGGTGAGATATGGACCGGGTTGCCGGATATTGCGGACGTAAAACTCGCCTGCGAAGCCCACTTTGGACCGATGCGACGAGCGACGGAGAGGGAATCTGCAGAGCGCAGGCAGATTGCCGAGAGAAAATCGCTTGCAATCACCGATGGGCGCCCCAAGCCAACATACGAGGAACTACAAAGGCGCTGTGCGGAGGTTGGCCTAGCTATCGGTCCAAAGTCGTCAACGATCAAGACGATTGCGCCAGAGGCGTTCTGCGAGGGCTATGGAATCTCAAAAGAGCAATTCGACGCGATCCCCGACGCAAAATAGAGGCGACTTATGAAATTCGATTGTGGGAAGTCCTACGCGCGGAAGACCCAATGGCACCTCTGGTTTGCCTGGTATCCAGTGCAAGTCTACACGCGGGATTGCCGTTGGCTGGAATACGTTGAACGAAAAGGCACGGTCTATAGCGGCTACTGCGATAGCTATTGGCGGTACGAGTACCGAACCATCGAGGCAGCCTAATGGCTAACAAGAAGATTCATATCCGCCTTAGAGACAAGGACCGTGCTCGGCTGGAATTGATCCGGGCAGCTCATGGTGTTTCGTTATCTGGGGCTGTGAGGTCAGCGATTTACGCCCTGTCGGTCAAACTAGGGCTTGAAAAGCCGGACGAAGAAGAATTTTCAAGAAAATAACACGGCGCGTGGTTCACTTTGCACCACACGAGAAAAAGCACGTGTTAGACCGAGAAAGGTGAATTACCAGCGAGGTCAAATGGAACTCAACGCAGCATTGCGTGAGCGTAACCGAGAAGACTTTGACCGCGTTGAGAGGGCGTCACAGAATCCGAACCGGCGAGACTTTTCCGATCCATTGGACAGCCGCCTTGAATGCCCACTTGGAAGGATCCGGGTCAACAAGAAGATCACCGAGGAAGAATACCAGGCCGGCGTAAAGTGGCGAACAATCCATAAGGCGTGGAAAGATTCCATAACTCATCCTGAAGAGCTTACGGATGAGCAATGCGAGCAAGCCCAAGAGGCATTCCGGCGTGGTTTAAAGATTCTGGAAGCCCACGGAAACCGTGTTTATCACGCAGTAAATGCGATAGTAGTTTACGAAGAGCCTGAAGAGCTGGGTGATTTTGAGTTCACGTCTTCGGCGGCAAAGATTGGTTTGGCTGCTTTAGCGAGTGCGTTATGATCGGCAATAAATTCTCGCACTTATATACTTCACAAATGTGCGAATATTCCTATGAATGAGAAACGACAGGCCGGCGTAGATGAAGAGATTGAGATAACCCCCGAGATGGCATCTGCGGGGGCTGACCTCATTGAGGCGCATACGCGCTACGCCGGGGCTATGGCTAGGGATGTCGCTTGCGAAGTGTTTCGGGCAATGAGTGGTAAAATTCCGAAATCTCGCGGTTGATTTCGCTGGTGCGGGTGTGCAGCAGGTCAAAGAGGCTCGCCATGTGGTCGATGGCTGCAGGGGGTGAGCCCGGTCCCGCCTAAAACTAGGGCCTATCGGCCTTTCGTTTTGATGGTCTCAACAGTAGCCGTCGACTTGCGATCTTGGGCTTCCTTGACCGGGATAAATTGCCCGTTCTTGGCGTCTCGACCAATTTTGCGTGTAGCCATTAGCTTCTCCGGCTCTGGGCTCCAAGTTCTCGCGGCGGCGTGGAAAGCAGACACCCTGACTAGCCCAATAATGGTCCCGGTAACGGCGGGCGCTCCGCAAGGAGAGTAGAGCCGGGAAGCCGGAGTAGCGACCGGCCCGCGAGATTCAATCAAGCACATTCCCCCGTTCCGCGCGGGGCCGCCAGACGATGCCGCGAGTCGGCCGCGCTGGTCCTAAATAATGGGATAGGCCTAGAAGGCTGAAGAGCCGAAATAGAAGAGGCTGAATGCTGTTTCCATCACCGCCGCCTGGAGGCGGGTATCTGGTTTTAAACAAAGCACAGTTGTCCGATCCCGGATTACTTCGTCTGATTAAGCAAGTTTACCCAGAGACGAAGATCGTAGCGCAGCAGCAAATACCCACGAGCAAATAATGGACGATTTTGTTGCGCTTGAACTGGCAAAGAGAAACCCAGGAATTGGGGTAACCGGTGCGAAGGGATTGATCGCTCAAAGGCGAGATTGGCTTGCTGAGAACAGACTTGATGTCTGCAAGTGGTGCCAGCGCCTAATCCCCGAAAGCCTTTTGCGTGAATAGCACGAAGCACCTAAATGGCTAAAGCCCCTGTAGAAATCCGATCTTTGGCGCGGTCTCATACTGAGAAAGCCCTGAAGACCCTTAAAGAAATCATGGAGAGCGTAGAGGTCAACGCCGCTGCTCGTGTCAGTGCGGCTGTTGCTCTGCTTGATCGTGGCTGGGGCAAGCCAAATCAGACGACCGACATAACGGTTCGCAGGGCGATAGCCAAAGACCTGAATGACGATGAACTCGCAGATATCGCGGTCGGAAGCAGCGAAGGAGTTGCTGAACCGGCGCTCGATCCGTCGCAGCTTAACTGAATACGCGAGGCTGATGGGCTTTGAACCAGCAGCTCATCACCTCCTGATCATCAAAGAACTGGAAGCCATTGCCCGGGGCGAGACCGAGAACCTACTGATCTTTGCGCCCCCAGGTTCGGCCAAAAGCACCTACGTCTCGCATCTGTTCCCGGCTTGGTACATGTCGGTCAATCCGACACACAACGTTCTGGCAGCCACTCACTCGATCCAGTTTGCGGAGAGATGGGGCAGGCGGGTCAGGAATGACATTCAAGAGAATGCGCTGATCCTTGGCGTTGAGCCAGACCAGACAAACCAGGCGGCCGCAAGATGGGCGCTAAACTCAGGCGGAGAATATTACGGCGTCGGTGCTGGCGTTGGTATTTCTGGCTTTCGTGCTGATCTTGGATTGATCGATGATCCGTTCGGGTCTCGTGAGGATGCTTGGTCGGAGACAGTCAGGGAAAAGCGCTGGGAATGGTACGTCTCGGACTTTTCAGCCCGCCTAAAGCCGAATGCCCGCCGCGTCATCATGCACACGCGCTGGCACGAAGAGGACATTGCCGGCCGCGTTCTTGAGCAGATCAGTAAGGGCATCTTGAATGCCCGCATTCTATGTCTGCCAGCAATCGCAACTGAAGATGACCAATTAGGCCGCAAGCCCGGAGAATATCTCTGGGACGATCCAACGGGCTACGACTACGGCAAGTATCTTCGCCAACGTCAGCGCGAAGAAACGCCGATGATGTGGTCTGCGCTGTATCAGCAGGCGCCTGCCCCCGAAGAGGGCGATTACTTCAAGTCTGAATGGTTGAGGCCATACGACAACCTGCCTGATCTTAAAACACTCCGCGTCTATGGCGCGAGTGATTATGCCGTAACGGCGGATGGTGGCGATTACACAGTGCATGTTGTCGTTGGCCTCGACCCTGACGGCAAGATGTATTTGCTCGACCTTTGGCGCAAGCAGGCCGCATCAAACGATTGGGTGGAGGCTTTCTGCGATCTTGTCCTGAAATGGAAACCCATTGGCTGGGCCGAAGAGCAAGGACAGATCAGAGCCGGTGTGGGGCCTTATCTTGATCGACGATCTCGCGAGCGGAGAGCTTTCGTTGCGCGAGACGCTTTCCCGACTCGGGGTGACAAGGCTGTCAGAGCGCAGTCGATCCGAGGAAGAATGGCTCTTGATGGATTACATGTTCCTCACGGACAGGGTTGGTATCCGGCTTTCCGGTCTGAACTTCTATCTTTTCCAGCCGGGAAGCATGACGACCAGGTCGATGCATTAGGCCTTGTCGGCCAACTACTCGACAAGATGCTTGCTGGCGAGCCGATAAGCAGGCCAGAGCCAAAAGAAGACAACAGTGGATATAGCGAGCGGGAATCGGAAGACGATGATGGCCTCTGGATGGTTGCTTGACCTAGATGCAAGCTGATTACAGTTCCGGCACGCCAACCGCCGCAACGAACAACTCAACACAGTCAAACAACAAGACGGGGAAGTATTGGGGGCACGACAAGCTAAAGCGCGCCTATACCGATTATCTCGGTAACAAGCGCGAAGAGATTGACGAGCAGAAGGACGCAAGGCGCTATTACCACGGCTCGCAATGGACTGCGGCGCAAATCAAGGCGCTGAAGAAGCGCAAGCAGCCGATAACGACCTATAACCGCATCGGCCGGAAGATTGACGGCGTTGTTGGTGTTCTTGAGCGGCTGAGGCAAGACCCGAAAGCCTTTCCAAGGACACCTCAACACGAAGAGGGGGCCGATCTAGCAACCGCCTGCATCCGGTATGTTCTCGATCAGCAGGAGTGGACTGCAAAGTCAGCAGAGGCTGCGCGTGATGGCGCAATTGAGGGGATAGCCGGCATCGAGCTTAACCTCGTTGCGGGCGACCACGACGACCCCGAGATTGAACTCGATATTGTTGAGCCGGATTCGTTCTTCTACGACCCAAGGTCTTACCGGGCTGATTTCTCCGATGCTCGATACATGGGCGTTGCGAAGTGGATCGATCTGGACCTTGCCAAGGAGATGTTCCCCGACAAGGAGGCAGAGCTAGACGCCTCCGTTCAGGACGGGACCGAGTTCACCACCAATCCAGACCGTGAAAACAAGTGGTTTGACACCACTCGTAAGAACATCCGCCTGGTTGATTGCTGGTACAAGCACAAGGGCGAGTGGTGTTACACGATATTTACGGGCTCGACCATTCTTATGGAGGGCGGCTCGTACCTGATCGATGAGAAGAAAAAGGCCGAATGCAAATACATTATGTATTCGGCGTCCATCGATCATGACGGAGATCGTTACGGCTTCGTTCGCAATATGAAGTCCGTACAGGACTCGGTGAATTTCAAGCAATCGAAACTGAACCATATTCTCGCGTCCCGCCGGCTGATCATGACCAATGCGGCGGTCATGGATGTGGAGAAAGCGAGGGCCGAATGGGCGCGGCCTGACGGTGTAGTCCTTGTTAATCCGGGTGGCGAGGTAAAAGCCGACGATCAATCCTTCGACTTTGCCGGCTGGGACAAACTCTTACAGAACGACAAGACCGAGATTGAGAATTTCGGGCCTAATCCCGCCGTGTTGGGTGAGGGTGTTGAAAACTCCTCTGGTAGGGCGATTTCACTTCTCCAGCAGGCGGGGATAGCCGAGCTTGGCCCGTATATCTCCGCTTACAAAGGTTGGAAGGTCCGCGTTTATCGCGCTGTCTGGAATGCCATTCAAAGGCATTGGTCAGCGGAGCGGTGGATTCGCGTTACCGACGACGACAACGTTGCCCAATTTATTCAGATCAACGGTATGGGCATCGATCCCAACACTGGTCTTCCAACGATTGTAAACGGGCTTGGTTCTCTCGATGTGGACATCATCATCGATGAGGGGCCGGACACCGTCAACATGATGGCGGACACGTATGAGGCGTTGCTGGCCCTTGCTTCCTCTGGCGCGCAGGTTCCGCCGGCCGTCCTGATTGAACTGTCCCCTGGTATTGACAGCCGCACCAAGAAGAAAGTGCTGGAGATGATCCAGCAGGCGCAGCAGCCCGGCCCCGCACAGCAACTCGAAATGGCGGCGGGTCAGGCCAAGGTTGCCGAAACGCAGGCCAATGCTGGGCTGAAGAAAGCGCAGACGGTCAAAACATTGATTGAGGCGCAACAGCCGCAGGAAATTCCACAAGCTCCGGCTATTCAGCCGCAGCAATACGAGCCGCCACCGCATCTGCAGGATGCAAAGGTGATGGCGGAAATCGACAAGACGCAGGCCAGCGCAGAGCAAAGCCGCG